CATCCTGAAATCACCCACTGGGCCGCCGTGGATGATTTATACATGGGCACTTGGTTAACCAACTTTGTCTGGGCTAAACGTGTGGATCTAGGTATCAAAGATCCGACAGTACAAGAACAAATCAGCAATTACATTCTGTATAATCTGCAAACTAAATAACTGGTGCAGGAACAATACAGGTCCTGCCGTAAAGGAACAACTATGTTAACAAAAATCACAGGTGCAGGGACTGTTTTAACCATGTCCGCTACCACTCAAACATTCACAGCCACTACATTTCCCAATCTCACAGTTGAAGTTAGAGCTCCACTTAAAGTGCGTATTGCCACTAATAGTCAACCAGCTTACGTATCATTTGGTGGAAGAACAGTCAATACTGCCACTTGCATATTGATGCCATCCAATTCGTGCGAGCATTTTAAATTGGACAGTACCAGCACAGTCAATGTGCTACAAGCAGGCACTGCTGGATTGATCAGCATCACTCCAGTAGCATAACTACTCTCCAAGAACCTTGACTTTATCCACTGCTAATGTATAATTAGTAGTATGAAAATCGCTATTATCGACATCATCGGCATACCCTACGATGGCACCACAGTATTCAAACAGGGGTTAGGCGGAAGCGAAAGTGCAGTTACTTTGATGAGCAAGGAACTGGCAGCTTTGGGTTTCGAAGTTACAGTTTTTAATAATTGTATTGATCACGCTGCTCCGGGCGTTTATGATGGCGTAACCTATAGACATTTGGATGATTTAGCACAAGATCATTATTTTGATGTAGTAATTAGCAGTCGCACAGTTATCCCGTTCGTTGATCCCAGTCAGTATGATAGACTAACTGATCGTCGTGCTTGGCCATACCATGGAATGAATTTGTATGATAGAATACTAAGCAAAGCCAAAATGCGTATCCTTTGGATGCACGATACATTCTGTTTGGGCGACACGTTAATTGAAGAATTGGCACTGGCGGATCGTATCACTGATATCTTTACACTCAGCGACTGGCATACTACCTACGTGCTAAACTGCGACCACGGCCGCCGTAGGAACTTTGAAGTACTCAAACGTAAGATTTTTATCACACGTAATGGCGCTTACAATTACAATCGTGAAGTAGATATTAAAACCAAAGATCCAAACTTGTTTGTTTACAATGCGTCAGTGACCAAAGGTATGATTCCGTTAGTTAATCATATTTGGCCTAAAGTTAAACAACAAATACCCAATGCTCAATTAAAAATTATTGGCGGCTTTTATAAATTCAGCGAAAAAGACGAACCAGATCAGCAGGAGAAAGATTGGCGCAACATGGCCTTTGATCCTGCTAACGCTGAGAAAGGTATAGAGTTTACGGGAATTATTCCTCAACGTGAAATAGCCAATATATTGAGTAAAGCAAACTTTATGATATACCCATGTGCCTTTCCCGAGACATATGGAATTAGTACATTAGAAAGTTTAATGTATAACACACCTAGTATTACCTGCAGATTTGGCGGTCTAGAGGAAATAGCCATTGAACAGGCCTGTTATTTGATAGACTATGCTATTGAACCTAATAGCTTATTCCAACACATTGATACTCCTAGTCAGGTAGACAAGTTTGTAAAAGTGGTAATAGATGCATATCATAATCGATATCTACATCAGCAAAAACAATACTATTGTAATATTATTAAAGACATTGCAGGATGGGATAGTGTGGCTAAACAATGGCGTCAACATATCTTTCGTAAGTGCGGTGCTTACCTGCCAGTGGAACAATATAGAGAAGTCAGTAAGATCAATCGCAGACTGCACAAGATATATGGACGTAGGTATCACAATACAGTGGAACTAGAAGATTATAAAAGTGGCAAGGAACAAAAGATTGTAGTAGTCAGCACCATGTACAATGCTGAAAATTATATTGAACGGTGTATAAAAAGTGTGGCACAACAAGACTATGAAAATTATCACCATATCATAATTGACGATGCCTCAACAGATCGTAGCATGGGCAATGCGGTTGATACAGTCTATAGTCTAACTAAAGAAATATTTTCAAAATTTAGTTGTATACGTAAAGAAGAAAATCTTGGTGCTGTTAGGAATCAAATAGAAATTATTCGTTCAATAGTTGACGAAGATGCTATAATAATAATATTAGATGGTGATGATAGTTTAATTAATGATAACACATTGTTCAGCTATTATAATTCTATCTATGATGGATCTACAGAGTTTACATATGGATCCTGTTGGAGCATGGTTGACAACATTCCCCTAATAAGTCAGCCATATCCAGAACATATAAAGAAACAAAAAGCATATAGACAACATCATTTTAATTGGATATTACCATATACTCATTTACGCACATTTAAAAAGAGATTGATAAATGGCTTAACTGATGATATGTTCCAATATGATAACGGGCAATGGTACAAGGCCGGCGGAGATGGAAGTGTATTTTATGCATTGATAGAACAAGCAGATTCCAACAAGATAAAATGTTTGCAGGATGTTGTTTACAATTATAATGATATAAGTCCGTTAAATGATTACAAAGTCAATGCTGAAGAACAAAATCGCGCAGTAAATGATATTGTTAATAAACGCAAGGTAGAAAAATACAGTTTGGTAATTCCTACCATGTGGAGAATAGCCGATCAATTTGTAGAGTTTTTACATGTATTATGTGATTGTGAAGCTGTTGGAGAAATCATTATTATCAATAATGATAATACTAAAACTCCAGATGGGTTATACCATCATAAAATAAAAATGTTTGATCCAGGACGTAATACGTTTGTAAATCCAGCATGGAATTTTGGAGTTGCACAATCAACATATGATAGACTGTGCATTGTTAATGATGATGTTATTTTTGATACCAAATTATTTGAACGTTTGCAATATCTATTGACTCCGCAAGTTGGACTATATGGACTTCATCCTGGAATTGAAGACTTTAGTCAAATACCTATTACTGATAAAAGTATTGATTTTGTAGAATGGAAACCAGGTAGTCATACATATGGATTTGGAAGTTTGTTCTTCCTCCACAAAGACTCTTGGCACCCTATCCCAGATACATTAGATATATATTTTGGTGATAACTTTATATTTGATTTACAAATTGCCATGGGTAAATCAAACTACTTTATTGCTAACTTAGATTTTGTAACTGAATTTGCAGTAACCACACGAGATCTTACGCTTACGAGTGGAGCCTTAGATAGGGAACGTATTATATATGATCATACGATACAACCACAATTGAGAGGCATTGCCGAAAAGAAATTGTTAAAACCCATTCCTCAATTTAATCTAGAGCCAAAACCTTGGGATAAAGCCTCAATAGAATCAAAGCCACACGATCAAAATAAAAAACGTATATTGATTGGAATCCCTACAGCCAAATATATTGAAGCTGATACTTTTAAAGCCGTTTACGATTTAGAAGTTCCGGATGGATACACAGTAGAATTTCAAACTTTTTACGGATATAACGTTGATCAAGTTAGGAATCTAATAGCACATTGGACCGTTCAATCATTTGATTATTTGTTCTCAGTAGATAGTGATATTGCTTTTGAACGAGATACATTAAAAAAATTACTGGCACACGACAAAGATATAGTGTCAGGACTTTATATACAACGTAGACCTAATCAGCATGTATTAGAAATATACGAGGACAACGGTACTGGTGGTGTTCAAAATATGCCTTACGAAAAATTAAAAAATCGTGGATTGGTGCAAATTATGGGATGCGGATTTGGATGCGTGTTGGTCAAAAAAGAAGTGATGAGTAAAGTTGGATATCCACAATTTGAATACCACAGCGCAATTGATCATGCACACACTATTAGTGAAGATAATGATTTCTGTGCCAAAGCTAGGAATAATGGATTTACTATATGGGCCGATTCTAGTATATTATGTAGACACATTGGCAGCTTTACCTATACTGTAGATACAACTATAGAAGAATTTGGCGCTAAGAAACCTCCTGTTACAATAGATGATCCAATACCTATTGTAGTTGTTCCTGAAAAAAAACAAATTATTAATATTCCCTTATTAGAACAAGAATATAAAACTGCATGTGATACTAATAAATTTACTATTAATGGTGCCATTTTTTACAGTGACATCAATGAACATCTTCCTAAACTACGTGAACTGGCTGAAGAATGCAATACTGTTACAGAGTTTGGAGTAAGAGAAGGATTGTCAACTAGGGCGTTCTTAGTGGCTAATTGTAAATTAACTGCCTATGATTTGTATCTAGATAATAAAGTAGTGCAACTATTTGATATAGCACGTCAACATGGTAAAGATTGTTCCTACTCAGCAGCGAACACACTTAGTTTAAGAATTGAACCTACTGATATGTTGTTCATTGACACAGATCATAATTATAAACAATTAAAGTCAGAATTAGCAATACACCATGATAAGGTTAAAAAATATATTGTATTCCATGATACATATACGTGTGGCCTCAAACATGCCGAAGATCCAAACGAACGAGGTATTCTAACTGCCATTATTGAATTTATGACAGATCATCCAGAATGGAAGTTTAAGTATCACGTTATCAATAATAACGGTTTAACTGTTATTGAAAGATACTAGTAATCATTTCGTGCGTAGATAACATAAATAATGGTAGTTCAAAGGACTACTATGAAAAAACTACTAACTATTGCCCTGCTATTTGTAGCAGGATTGGCTCAAGCCTGGGACCAACGTGCTCCATTACAACCAAACGCATGTCAAATACATAGCCCATATGGATTTGCTGCTACACAAAGAGCAGTACAACCTATTTGCCGTGAGGCTTACCTAGTAGCATATGACGCTCCTGTTAAAATCCCTGCGTATGTAGCATATACGCTATTACCACAAAATGCATTGGGATGCTTTCCTCGCACCAATGCGTTTGTAGCCGACCAATCATTGAGCGGTACAGGTGCTAGACCAGATGACTATGCTGGTACTGGCTACGACAAAGGACACGCAGCTCCAGACGGTGATTTAAGCTGGACGCAGCAAGTAGAGTACGAAAGTTTCTTAATGACTAATATGTATCCACAACATGGCAGTTTAAATCGAGGCATTTGGAAACTGTTAGAGACAAGTGTACGTGGCTGGGCAGTACAACGTAATCAATCATTTACAATATTTGTAGGTGCATTCTACGGACAAGGTGATCCTACTATTGGCAGCGGTGTTATTGTACCACATGGTTATTACAAAATTGTAATTAATAACCAAACACATGAAATTGCCGGTTGGACATTCCCCCATACAA